GATCTGGCTCCGTACCCTGACAATGCTTGGGGAGATGCGTACACGATTGTGCGCGTGACGATCAACGAGTCGCAGTTCAATGCGTCCGTGAACGCCATTTAAGAGAGGTGAATCATGGCCGCTCCGATGCGTAGTACTGACTTTCGGTCAATTGTTGAACCGATCCTTAACGAATGCTTCGATGGTGTTTATGACCAGCGGGCTGATGAGTGGAGCCGAGTGTTCCGCGAGCAGCAAGGCATTCCCCGTAACTATCACGAAGAACCCGTCCTGTACGGCTTTGGCGCTGCGCCTGAGCTGCCTGATGGCACCCCGGTGACCTATCAGCAGGGTGGCGTACTCTTCCTGAAGCGCTATGTGTACAAGGTGTATGGCCTGGCCTTCGCTTTGACCAAAGTGCTCGTGGAAGACGGCGACCACATCCGTATCGGTCAGGTTTATGCCCGCCATCTGGCTCAGTCGCTCATCGAAACCAAAGAGACGCTTGCTGCGAACGTGCTCAACCGCGCGTTCAACGGCTCGTATCCCGGCGGTGATGGTGTTGCCCTGAACAGCAACGCGCACCCCATCGTCAACGGTACCTTCAGCAACTTGCTTACGACGCCTGCGAACCTTTCGCAGACTTCGCTTGAGCAGATGCTGATCCAGATCCGTCAGGCTGTGGACAACAACGGCAAGAAGATTCGCTTGGTTCCCCGGCAGCTCGTCGTGGCTCCTGGCAACGTCTTCCAGGCTGAGGTTCTCCTGAAGTCTGTGCTGCGTTCTGGTGTTGCTAACAACGACATCAACCCGATCAAGTCGATTGGCTTGCTCGACGAAGGTGCCGCTGTTATCAGCCGTCTGACCAGTGCAACCGCGTGGTGGGTCCAGACCGATGCTCCGGAAGGCATGAAGCTTCTGATGCGTCGGGGTCTTGAGAAGACGATGGAAGGTGACTTTGAAACCGACACCATGCGGTACAAGGCCACCGAGCGTTACGATCTGGGATTCACCGACCCGCGTGCGATGTACGGCACTCCTGGCGTCTAAGCAACCGAGAACGGAGAAACATCATGGCCCTCACTAATTTCCCGAATGGGATCACTAGTTTCGGGGTGCCTGTTCTCGGAACCATTGGCGGCTTGCCGTTTACCGGAAACTACTACTTTGTAGATCCGGTGAACGGTGCCGATGGGAACGATGGCACGCCGGAATTGCCTCTTAAAACCCTGTACGGTGCCCTGGCTAAATGTACTGCTGGCAACAACGATGTGGTCGTGCTGGTAGGTGATGGTACTTCGGCGGGTTCTGCCCGTCTGAGTACCGCGCTTGCTCAAACGATCAACTCGTCTGCTACGGCAGGTACGTTGAACTGGAACAAAGACGCGACTCACCTTATTGGTGTAGCTGCTCCCACTATGGTGGCGCAGCGTGCGCGTATTGCTCCTCCGACGGGTACTTATACCGCTGCTACGTTCAACAGCGATGCGTTCATCAACGTGACCGCTTCTGGATGTTACTTTGCTAACCTGTCCGTGTTCTGTGGGTTCTCCACGGGTTCGGCCAGCATGATTGCGTGGACTGATTCTGGTTCGCGTAACGCATACAGCAACGTGAACATCTACGGCATGGCTGATGCGGCGTCTGCTGGTGGCGCGAATGCTCGAACCCTGAAGTTGAACGCAGGGGGAGAGCATACGTTCATTAACTGCACGTTGGGCGGCGATACCGTTACCCGTAGTGCAGCTAACGCCACGGTTGAATTGTCTGGTGGTACGGCTCGCAATTCATTCATTGATTGCACGTTCCCGTTCCAGGCGTCTGCTGCAACTCCGCTGGGTGTCATTACCTCGGCTGCGGCGGCGATGGATCGGTGGCAGCAATTCAAGGGATGCACGTTCATCAATAACGTGAAGAGCACTTCCACTCAGTTGACGGCGCTAGCGACCCTTGCGGCCTCCTCGGGGGGTCTTCTGTTGTTCAAAGAATGTACGATGGTTGGTATCACCGACTTTGGTACGGACGCGACCTCAGAAGGCCAAATTTACATTGATGGACCTGTGCCGACGGATAACACCACCGGCATTGCCATCAACCCGGCATGATGACATCCCGGTCGCTCACAAGGTGACCGGGTAAAAGGAGGTCAAAATGGGTCAGTTTAAGCCGATGGTGAAGATGTACACCACCGAGCCGACTATTGAGCTTAAGCTCAAGAAAGGCGGCAAAGTGGAGAAGAAGATGCAGATGGGCGGTGGCCTACCTGCACCTGCGATGCCGGCTCGAGGCGGGATGATGCCCGCCGCTGCTCCGGAGCGTCCTTCAATGGCTGCGCGTCGTCGTGCGATGCGTGCTATGCCTGCGGCTGCAGCTCCTGCTGCTCCGGTTGGTATGGCCGGCCAGATGATGAAGGAAGGCGGCGAGAGCAAGAAGGAGCACGCTGCTGAAATGGCCAAGATGGCCAAGACCAACAAAGCGTTGAAAGAACACGCTGCAAAACCTGCTAGCAAGGCCCACAAGGGTCTGAAGACTGGCGGTGTGGTCATGGGCCAGGGTGGCTATAAGAAGGGTGGTCAGGTCAAGATGGCTGCAGGCGGTCTTCCTAAGAGCGGCATCATCAATACCGAGGGCCAAGGCGGCGAGTACCGTAACACCAAGATGCATACCGCAACGGTTGACCATTCGCCCGCCAAGACCGGCGATGTTGTGATGGGTAAACCTGGTGGATATGCTACGGGTGGTGTAGCCAAGAGCAACGCTGGTGGTTACAAGAAAGGTGGTGCCGCAAAAAAGCACTACGCTACGGGGGGGCTTGTTGATACCGGCGCTCCCGTAGCTATGCCTCAAGGCCGTAAAAGGCCGTCTGCTCCGGTATCAATCTCGCAACTGTCTGGCACCTTCAAGAAAGGCGGCAAGGTAACTGCTGCTGAAGGCCGCTTGCAAAAAAACTTTGCTACGGAAAACGCTACGGCAATGAAGCAAGCCAAGGCGTACTCCAACGAGGTTTACAGCAAGTACGGCAAGATGAAGATGGCGGACGGCGGTTCTGTGTCGGGTAAGGTTTCCGATGCAGAGCAGCGGATCTTGGATCAGATGCAAAAAGATCGCTTAAACGTCAAAGATCCACAAGCGACGGCTGCACAAGCTAGGCGGGATCTAGATGAAGCGATGAACCCGATCAGCATCGTGAAGGAGTTGATGCAGAAAGGGCGCGACTATTTTTCTAACAAACCGGGTTCTGTAACGAAGACTGAAAAGTCTGTAACTGTTGCACCGGGGAAAAAACGCGGTGGTTCGGTAAAGTGCTGAACGGGTAGGGGCTTCGGCCCCTATCTTCTTTGAGGTCTACTATGAAGCTCCAAACCGTTTCCAAGACTGGCACCGGATCAAGTTCCGCGCTAGTAATGAATACGAACGTCAGCCCGTTCAATGTAGGGTTTGGCGTCATTGTGACTGGGACGGTGAACTACACCGTACAGCACACTTTTGATGATCCTGCGGTTGGGTTTACGACTTGGTTTGATCATCCTACCGTTGCGAGCCAAGCAGCAAACCAGGATGGCAACTATGCATTTCCGGTGACGGGTATCAAGTTGCTGGTTAACTCTGGCGGCGGTACAGCCACGCTCAAACTCGTGCAAGCGGGGATTTAATGCCTTACATCGGCTGGTCAAGCGTTGCGAATCAAGCGCAGACCACGCTGGGTTGCGCCTTAAATGTTGTAGCTGACGCAAGCAACGGCTATGGTGAGGATCTTGGCGGGGCGGGTGTTGTTGATACCTACTCCTGCCTTGTCCCGCCAGTACCTCCAGCAACGTGTTTTATCTTGATGGAAAGCACTGGTTATGTTCTGCAAGAGGACGATAGCAAAATCTATCTGGAGGTCTGCTGATGCCTGATACCAAAATCTCCGCGATGCCATCAGCGGCCACGCTAGACGGCACCGAAATCACTCCGATTGTTCAATCTGGCCTCAATAAGCAGGTCACCACTGCTGACTATGTGTCGCAAGTGCTGGATGTAAACCCTGTCCTGACGACGCAGGGCGGGACGAACATTACCTCGTACATTCTTGGCGATACGCTGTACGCGTCGGCAACGGACACCTTAGCGAAGTTGGCGGGAAACACGACGACAACCAAGAAGTTCCTAGCGCAAACGGGAACGGGGTCTGTGTCTACTGCTCCTTCGTGGGAGTTGCTTGATCCATCGGACATCAATACGCAGTACGGGTCGTTTTTCTATGACTTTAGCACTACGTTAACTGGCAATATTAGTAACAGCCAGACGACGATCCCTGTAGTAACGACGAGCGGCTTTTCGTCTACGGGAGCAATCTTCATTGATGCGGAGTTGATCACCTACACGGGGATTACTGCAACATCCTTTACGGGATGCACTCGAGGCGCGGCTGGTTCTCCGAACAAGTCACATACGTCCGGAGCGGCGGTAAACGGCGCTCAGGTGGCGGCGGCTAACACGCCAACGCTGTTGCAGTTGAACACCCAAGACTTGAGCAACGGCGTAACGCTGAATACTTCAACCAGTGAGATTGAAGTTGCAATTGCAGGCAAGTACAACTTTGCCTTTAGCGGTCAGTTAAACAATTCAACTGCTGGACAGACGCTGGTTACGATCTGGTTTGCTGTCAACGGAATTGATGTAGCTAATTCAGCTAGTCGAGTAACGATTGCTTCTCGAGAAAACGAAACAACTCCGGCCTCGGCGTTGATGGCGGCGAACGTGTTTCTTTCATTGAATGCCAATGACAAGGTAATCATGAGATGGCTGACCGTGGATGGCCACGGTTCTCTTGTGACTTATCCTGCAAGCGCAAGCCCGCTGTATCCTGCGGCTCCAGCATTGATTCTGACCGTCAATCAGGTGTCCTGATGCCTGCCAAGACCAAAGCCCAGTTTCGGTTGATGAAGGCAGCGGAGAACAATCCTGCCTTCGCTAAGAAGGTTGGAATCAAGCCGTCTGTTGCTAAGGAATACACGGAGTCAAACGTAGGCAAGAAAGCCTATAAGAATCTTCCCATGAAAGAAGGCGGTCCGAGTCTAGCTGTAGGCCGCGGGGAAAAACTTTCTGTAGAGCGCGGTGCTGGACTGACCGCTAAGGGTCGTGAGAAATACAACCGCGAAACCGGTAGTAACCTAAAGGCACCTCAGCCGCAGGGTGGCCCTCGGCGGGATTCGTTCTGCGCTAGGATGGGGCCAATTGCTCAAGCCAGCGAACGCGGCAGCCGGTCTAGAGCGTCTATGAAACGTTGGAATTGTCCGGGGTGGTAAATGGCTTACTCTGGAACCGTCGGAACTACAGTCATACAGGTCCAGACCCTGATAGATCATGGGGCCAGGCGGTGCGGCAAACTCGCTGAAGAGCTGACTTCAGAGCAGGTGTTGAGCGCAAAAGAGTCGTTGTTCTACATTTTGAGCAACCTCATCAACATCGGCATTCAATACTGGGCGATCGACAAGAAGGTTTACGGCCTGAAGGCTGATCAGTACATTTATAGGCTTCCTGTTGGGGCCAATGATGTGTTGCAAGCCCTATACCGGCGCATGAATAGGCCGACGCCAAACAGCACTGGAGGGTATCTATCAAGTGCTGGAGGCATCGTCGGTAACGCATTTGATTCAAATATAGACACGCTTTGCACGCAAGTTAGTGCTAACGGATCAATTACCGTTGATTACGGCACTGACAATCCTGTTTATATTGGGTCAATCGGTGTTTTGCCTGGGGTTACAGGCAGTATTGACTATGTTTTTGAGTATTCCGCAGATGGAATCACTTGGAGCACGTTGTATGACCCTGGTGTAACGGCTTGGGTAAACAACGAATGGATCTGGCATGACATTGAGCCGGGTCAAACGGTGCAGTTTTACCGAATTCGGGCTAGAAACGGGTCAACTTTGTCGCTTCGAGAGCTGTATTTCGGTAACAACTCGACCGAAATCACGATGGCGCGGTTGAACCGCGACGATTACACCAATTTGCCGAACAAAAACTTCACGGCGAACCAACCGTACCAGTATTGGCTGAATCGAACCATCCCTCAAGCAGAAGTTACGCTTTGGCCGGTACCTTCAGACCCCTTTGTGCAGATGACAATTTGGTATTCCAACCAAATAATGGACGTTGGAAGCCTTTCTGGTGAGCTTGAGATACCGCAAAGGTGGTATTTGGCGGTCCAATCGATGTTGGCACACCAAATGGGGCTTGAATTGCCTGGCGTAGACCTAACAAGGGTCCAGTATCTTGAGGCTCAAGCTGAAAAGTACCTGAACTTGGCCGAAGCGGAGGAGCGCGACAAGTCGCCGATCTACTTCGCGCCCGCGATAGGATGCTATACACGCTGATGATTGAAGCATGATAGGAAAATGAACTTGCTTGAAGGTTTCCACAATCATCACATCATTCCCCGATACAAGGGAGGATCAGACTCGCCTGAGAATCTTGTGTTGCTGCATCCCATAGACCACGCAATCGCTCATTTGGTGCGGTTCAAAATCTATGGCAACCCTGCTGATGGATGGGCATACAACCGCATTCTCAATGGCCTGAAAGATGAATTGATCCCAAACCGCAAAGGCATCCCTAAGCCCTATATGAGAAAGCCCAAGTCTGAGGAGACTAAGGCAAAGATGTCTGCTGCGGCCAAGGGAAAGAAAAAGTCGCCTGAGGCCGTAGAGAAAATGCGTCAAGCGTTAAAGGGCCGCGCTCCGACCGAAAAGCAACTAGAGTGTCTTTCTTTGGGAAAAACCCGCCCAGATGGATATGTCAGTCCGCTTAAAGGCAAATCTCGCCCCACTCCATGGATGGTCGGCAGGAAGGATCACGCACCCTCTCGCGAGGCTTGTGTTGCTGGTGGCAAAAAAGCCAAGGGTCGCAAGCAAACTCCTGAGCAGGTGGCCAAGCGCGTCGCCTCTCGTCGCGCCACGCTGGCGGCGCAAGGGAGGACTGTGTAATGCCTAGATTCCTTGACACGCTAGGCTACTCTGACATTGCGATTGCAGTCTGTGACAGATGCAAGATGAAGAGGCCGCACGCGGTGATGAGGAGCGACCCTAATTTTCCTGGGTTGCAGGTATGTGATCAGGGGTGCGCGGATAACTTTGATCCGTATCGGTTGCCTGCACGAAAAACTGAGAGAATTACGATAAGGTTTCCGAGGCCGGATGTATCTGTGGCGTTGGACCCCAACAATTTGAGTGCTGGCGAACCTTACGGGGGCGCTGTTTTGTCACCAGAACAAAACATCGAAACGCCAGAGAACAATGGCAACCTTGATGGCCTAGAGGTTCAACCCTGAAATGCCTAATGTAACGATCACTCAGTTGCCTGCGGCGGGGCCAATTACTGGGTCTGAACTAGTTCCTGTTGTTCAGAATGGACAAACGCTTCGCACGACTGCTGCTGCTCTGGCGGGTTCTCCGGTTCAAACGCAGACCTTCCTTACTCTTAATCAAGAGCCAACGCTGATCAACAGCCGGTACCTCCAAGGAGGAACGGGTATAGGGCTTGTTGATGCTGGGGCGCTGTCATACCTCCAGGTGGTGTTAAACGGAGCCTCTGGAAGCCTAGAAGCGGCTGCAAACGGCATCATTGTGAAGACCGGATCTTCTACGGTAACCAACCGATCGATTGCAGTTACGGGGGATGGGTTGTCAATTACGAACGGCAACGGAGTCTCGGGTAACCCGACGATTGGGTTGACCGGTCTGGCTCTGGCGATTGCTCAGGTATCTGGTACGGGGATGCTGGCGGTTGTTGGTGGCTCGGTGATTGCTGGGAGGCAGCTTTATGGCACTGCAAATCAAATTGATGTGGCATTCGGTGATGGATCGAATAGCCCGGTGTTCTCGCTGGCTTCGAACCCGATTCTTCCGGGGACGGGAGCAGTAACGCTTCCCAAGGGAACGACCGCGCAGCGGCCAACGGGTCAGGACGGGATGATTCGGTACAACACCGACACCAACTCGTTGGAAACTTACGACTCGGGATCTTGGTCAAACCTTCCCTCTGGAGCGGTCACGCTGATCAATACGGGCACCGGTTTGACCGGAGGTCCAATTACGTCGTCCGGAACGATTTCGATTGCTCCGACTGGGATTGCTGCTTCGACCTACGGATCTGCGGCGATTGTTCCTGTGCTGACGGTCAACGCCCAAGGACAGATCACCGGGGCGATTGATACTCCGATCTCAATTGATGCTAATCAGATCACTGTTGGACTTTTGGCTGTTGATCGGGGCGGTACTGGTATCGGTGGCTATGCAAACGGTGATCTGATCTATGCCTCTGGTCCTACGACGTTATCGTCTTTGGCGATTGGGACTTCTAGCCAAGTTCTTATCTCGGCAGGAGCAGCGCCGCAGTGGGCAGATGCGTCAACAATAGCAGTATCAACGTTTGATGCCGGAACGACTGGTTTAACTCCTGCTACGCCAACTGCCGGAGCAGTGTCTCTTGCCGGAGTGCTTGTCGGAGAAAACGGCGGTACGGGTGTCAACAACTCTGGCAAGACAATTACGCTTGGTGGCAACCTAACGACCTCTGGCGCGTTTGCGTTGACCTTGACGCAGACCAATACGACGAACGTCACACTTCCCACGACGGGTACGTTGGCGACGTTGGGCGGATCTGAAACGCTGACCAACAAAACGATATCTGGTGCGTTAAACACGTTAACGAACATCCCTAATGCTGCGCTTGATAACTCAAGCGTCACGATTGGGTCTACGTCAGTGTCATTAGGCGCGTCAACGCTTACGCTGGCTGGATTGACTTCGGTAGCGGTAACTCAAGGGCCATTGACTGCTTTACAGTTAGCCACCAAACAGTATGTTGATGATGCGGTATCTGCTGGTATCACTATTCACCCTCCAGTTAGGGTAGAGACGCCAACGGCTCTAAACGCTACCTATACTCCTGGTGGGACAGCCGTTACCGTGACAGATATCACGGGAAATAAGACGCTGACGTTCTCTACGTCACCGAGTCTGTCTATCAATGATCAGATTGTTTTTTCTTCGACATCTAACGGTATTACCGCGGGGACTGCGTACTACGTCTACTCGGTGCCTGCTGCGAATCAGGTGACGCTTTCGTTGAGTTATAGCGGGCCGGAACTCACGACGCTGACTGACGGAACTGGGCTGACGATTGCTGGGTTAGTCAATGCCGGCGTCGGAGCGACCCTAACGAACGCCGGAACCAAGGCTGCAATCCAGATCGACGGTGTGACCCTATCTGCAACAAATCGTGTCTTGGTTTACAACCAAGTCAATGCGTATGAGAACGGCGTCTATACGGTTACCACCGTTGGAACGCCTGATCCTGGTGGCACAGACTGGGTGTTGACTCGAGCAACGACCGAGGACAAGTACAAACCGGATAGTACAACCGGGCTTGGCCAGGGCGACTACTTCTTTGTTCAGGAAGGCAGTACGGGTGCGGGTGAGTCGTATGTATTGACGACTAACAACCCAATCATTATTGGTACGACCAATCTGACTTTCACGCAGTTTTCTGCGTCGCAGGTGTACTCGGCGGGCACCGGACTAACTCTTTCGGGCACGCAGTTCAGCCTTACATCTCCGGTTACCGCTGCTCTTGGCGGGACAGGGTTAACGTCATACACCGCTGGCGATTTAATCTACGCTACGGCGGCTACAACGCTCTCAAAACTAGCGGTTGGGTCATCAACCTACCTGTTGACTTCCAGCGGCACAGCTCCGCAGTGGACCGATCCGAGTACGGTGTTGGTAGGTTCCGCAACGAACGCAACGAATACTGGAATTACCGCAAGTTCAGCGAATGCTGATTATTACTTGACGGTAGTGAGTGCGAATACTGGCAATCTGCCGCAGTTGGTAGCGACGGGATTGACCGCAAACCCATCCACCGGGAAAATTACTGGTGGCATCGCTGGAGGTACCTTCTAATGGCACAGGCCGGATACACGCCAATATCGCTGTATTACAGCACTACAGCGGCAGCAACGCCGTCTGCTGGAAATCTTGTCAGCGGTGAGCTTGCAATCAACATCACGGATGGAAAGCTGTTCTACAAGGACAACGGTGGTGTGGTTCAGATTATCGCTACCGCTTCCGGGGCGGGATTTACTTGGCCTGCTGCGGGGATTGCAGTATCAACCGGAACGGCCTGGGGCACTTCCTACTCGACGAGCGGAAGCGGTACGGTTGTCGCGCTGACAACTTCACCCACCTTTACAACCCCGGTTCTTGGGACGCCTTCTTCCGGAAACCTGTCGAACTGTACAAATCTTTCGTTGACAACCGGGGTTACTGGAACATTGCCTGTCGGAAACGGAGGCACGGGAATCACCGCGGGAACCTCTGGTGGGGTTCCGTACTTCTCTGCGACCAACACGATTGCCTCGTCTGCTGCGCTTGCTTCGAACGCGATTGTGATCGGCGGTGGAACTGGAGTTGCGCCTTCGACTACGACGACGGGGACGGGTGTTCTGACTGCTGTTGGTAATCAGGTCAACACGACCAATGGTTTGGTCACGCAAACAGCAACGTTGACCTCGAGTGCTCTTCTTCTTGGCGGCGGATCTGGAACCGGTATTTCCTCAACGACGACCGGAACTGGGGTAGTTACGGCCATCGGGAACAACGTTGACACGAACGGCGGGTTGGTGACGCAATCCGGAACCTTGACGGCCAGTGCGCTGTTGATTGGTGGCGGCTCGGGAACGGCGATCAGTTCGACGAGTACCGGCACGGGAGTTCTGACCGCTCTTGGTAACAACGCTAACGCTACGGGCGGTTTCACGACCATCAACGGTACCGCTACGCTCACGAACAAGAGGATTGACCCTCGGGTATCAAGTACGGCTTCAACGGCCTCCATTACCCCGGACATCTCTTCGTTTGATCAGTACGCGGTAACAGCTCAAGCCGCTGCTCTAGCAATCAACGCGCCGACCGGAACTCCTGTAGACGGTAATAAACTTGTTTTCCGGTTGTTGGATAACGGCACTCCCAGGGCGTTGACTTGGGACGCAACGTACACGGTGATTGGTGTGACGCTTCCTACTACTACGACTGCTAGTAAGACAACGTATGTTGGG